TGAATGGTAGTGAAAATTTTGATATTAATACTGATGATGGAAAAAGAATTTTTTATAAAGCTTCAATTTCTGCTTTAAATAGAATGAATCAAGAAGGATATGGAGCTACTAAATTTACTGGTAATGGAGAAGTAAAAATTATTAAAAACGCATATGAAGATTCAGTAGGTTTTACTGGTCAAGGTTTTGAAAATGCACTTATTGCACAAGGTAATTATTTAAAAAATACATTAAGCAAATCACAACAAGAAGAAAGATTTGGATCTGTTTCTATAGTAGGTGGTAAAGGAACTGTACCTAATAATATTAGTGATATAATTAAAACTGAAATCGATAATAATTTTAAAAATACTATTATTGAACCTACTGGTACTATGAATGCTAATGGTAAACCTAATTATCATGTAAAAATAAATCATAATGGTACACAAATTAATTTAACACAAGGTGATAATTATTTTGATCCTACAGGATTAGGTAAAAATAAAATGGTATCTGATAAATTACCTGCAAATAGATCTCAGTTAATTAATAGTTTAGCTGAAAAAAAATATAGTCAATTTATGGAAAAATTTGGTCATCTATTTGATAGTGATAGTAAAGTAGATGGATTTATTAGAAATGTTATTGCTGGTACAATTAATGTTGGTATAGAAGCAAGTGATTACAAATTTTATCCAGATGTTCCTTTATTAGATGATGTACCATCTGAAGTAAAACCATTTGCATTTATATTTAAAACATTAGGTATAGATGTAGATTTAAAAGATTATTATGATGAAGGAGCTAAAATAAATAATGAAATTAATAATATATTATCTTATGATGCTCAAATAAAAGCTAATTCTAGAATAGAAGAAAAAGATAAAATTATTGAATCAGCTTTTCCTCCACATAAAACTTCTTATACATTACAAAATGTACAATTAAAGTTTAGAAATCATGCTTACAATAATTATAATAATACATCTTTGCCATTAACATTTAGAACTAATAACTATATGGCAGTTAAAAAAGTTGAAAGTACATGGGATGGACAAATAACAGATATTGATACTGGTAATCAAGCAGCTATATTTGCTAGTCCTGTAGATTCTATTAGAGCTGGAGTTAGAGTAATGATAAATAATTCATCTTTATCACCAACTGACACAACTAAAAGATATGATGACACACCTACAATAGAAGAAATGTTAAGAGCATATGCTGTTGATTCTGATATTTATTTAGAAGCGTTAGAACAAAAAACTAATTTTACTAAAGATACTACAATTAATTTTTTTGATACTAATCAAATGTTTAAATTAATTAAATTTATGATTGAACATGAAATGGGATCTGATGCCTTTAATCAATTCTATCCACCTAATAATCAAATATTTTTAGATGGTATGATTATGGAAGGATATAAAAAAGGTATTAATTCATACGGTGGTACTTTAGGAAAAATTAAATAATGACAGCATATGCTTTTACACCATCTGATGCAGCAGCATTAGCAAAAGAAAAAGATACTCCAGTAGAATTTAATCCTATTACAGATTTTACATCTGGTTTTGCTGAAGAAAATTTACCTACAATTGCATTTAATTATATGGTTAATAACCAAGATTTTCCAGAAGAAGAAGGATATAATCCTAAAGAAGATCCTCAATTAAATGCTTATCAAGATTTTTATGATCATTTTATGTTTAGTAAAAGTCAAGCTGAAACAAGCGCTATTATAGATAAATTAAAAAAACAATCAGAAAATAATTATGCTAGTCCTTGGTATCATATTGGTAAAATAACTGGAGCATTTTTAGATCCATCTACATTATTATTATTTAGTAAATTTGGTCAATCAGCAAAAATATTTGGTAGTGCTTTTACTGCTGAAGAATTAACTAAACAAGCTTTAGATCCTGTAAGACCAGATGAATATGTTCCTTGGGTTGCAGCAGGTGGTTATGGTTTTCCATATGTAATTAATAAAATGGCTAAAGGTGAAATACCTGCAAATGTACAACAAAAAATTATTAAAGGTGATAGAGCTTATAATGCACCTAAATCAGAAACTGTTACAAATAAATTATATGAAGATGGTAAATTTATTGATCCTAATGAAAATCCAAAAACTGGATCATTAAGTGCTGCAGCTAATGAAGAAAGTATTAAAACTACACCTAGACAAGAATTTGAAGGAGAACAATTTATTAAAACTAATTTAAATATCTTTGGAGAAGATGGGCCTTGGACACCTGTATTTAGATTAGTTAAATCTAAATCATTAAATGCAAGAAAAATGATTGCAGATATTTTAGATACTCCATTACTTAAATTAAAAAATACTGAAAAGTATGGATTTCAAGCAACAGATGCTTCTATTGAAACTAAATTAAGAATGATGGAAGTTGGTAATATAGAAGCAATGAAAGGTATTAAAGAACAATATCTTGTTTATATTAAAAGAGTACAAGGTAAAGAACCTACTACAGAATTAGGTATTAATTTATCAAATAGATTTAATAATGAATTTATGTCTATTACTCAATTTGGTAATGAAGTTACTAAAGCAAGATTAAATAAAATGCAACATGATGTACCAGAAGTAGCAGCTGCTGCTAGAATTACACAAGAAAAAGTTTATGGCCCACTTGGTAAAGAAGTACAAGAACTTGGTATTCGTAAAATTCCAATTGAACAAGAACTTAAATTTTGGGAATCTGCATTAGATACATTAAAGAAAAAAAAAGAAGGAACTATTAGTTTTAAATCTAAAATAGATGGTCAAACTTCTCAATACACAGCAACAGAAATTACAAATAAAATTAAAAAATTAAAAGAAAGATTAATTAGAGCTGAAAAGTTAGTAGATGATTATATTAATATTATTTACAATAAACCTGCAATAGAACAAAATAAAAATTTATTTAAAGAAATTATTAAAGAAGATTTTATTAAACGTGGTTTAGTAATTAATAATAAAAAATTAAATCAATTAGTAGAAGATCTATCAAATCATTTTCCTTTTATTAGATTTGAAAAAACTAAATATACAGATAATGTTGATGATTTAATTTATGAAAGATTTGCATTTAATAGACCTAGATATGCTAGATCTACTAGAGCTAGAGAGTTAAATTTATTACCAGAAACACAAGCTAAATTAATAGATAACAATTTTATTGTTGGTGATATTTTTTCATTAATGAAATCTTATTACAGACAAATATCTCCAGATATATTATTTACTAAAAAATATGGTGATCCTAATGCTTTAGGTATTAAATATATTTCTGAAGCTGAATCAATGACAAGTCCTGGAATTTATCAAGTAGCTAGTGAATACAATCAAAGAATTAATTTAGCTAAAAATAAACAAGAAAAATTAAAACTTGTTAAAGAAAGAAATCAAGTATTAGAAGACTTAGAAGCTTCAGTAGAATTAGTTAGAGGTACTTTTGGATTACCTGCTGATCCTCATCATTGGACATCAAGAGCAATGAGAGGAATGAAACATTATAATGCACTTACAATGCTTACAGGATTTATGGCAGCAGTATCTGATGTTGCTAGAACTGTAATGACTTCTGGTATTCAAAGAGGATTTAAAACACAATTTGAAATGTATGCTGATATGTTATCTGGAAAAAATGGATTGGGTATTTTTAAATTAGGTAAAAAAGAAGCTCAATCATTTGCAGAAGCAGTTGATATGGTAACTGGTCAAAGAGCTATGTTATTTTCTGATATTGGAGATATGTTTGGTATGGGATCTAAAGTTGAAAGTGGTTTAGGTAAAGCTTCTATGTTTAACTTTATGTATGTTAATATGATGTCAAGGTGGACAGAATTTATGAAAAGCGCAGCATCAGTTACTATTGGATCAAGAATATTAGAAGATTCTATTAAATGGTCTAAAGGTGAAGCATTAGGTAATAAATGGAAAACTGCATTAGCATCTTCCGGAATTGATCAGCAAATGGCTAAAAGAATTGCAAATCAATTTGAAGAACATGGTACAAAATTAAATTATAATTTTATGGCTAATACAGCTGATTGGACAGATGATGCAGCTAAACAAGCTTTTGGTGCAGCTCTTAATAAAGATATTAATATTACAATTGTAACTCCAGGCAAAGGTGATACTCCATTATGGATGTCATATGAATTAGGATCTACTATTGCTCAGTTTAAAAAATTTGCTATGGCAGCTCAACAAAGAATGTTGATGAGAGGTATGCAAGAAAAAGATATGGATTTTTTATTTGGATCATTTTTATTAATGGGTTCTGGTATGATGATTGATGCAATTTACCATGAGTTTAGATTTGATAAAGATTATTCAAAATTATCTTTAACACAAAAATTATTAAATGCTTTTGATAGATCTGGATTAGGTGGTATTTACACTGATATAAATAGATCTATTGAAGCTCTTACAGATAATAGAATTGGTATAGCTCCTATGGTTGGAGAAGGTAAACCTTATGGTTCATCAATGAAATCTAAAGTAGGATTATTGGGCCCATCTGCTAGTCAAATTTATAATGTGTTTGATATTATGTATGATGTAGGTGCAAACAAATATAATCACTACACAGCACGTAATGTGCGTAGATTAATACCATTTCAAAATGTATGGTATTTGGATTGGTTATTTGATGACATAGAAAAAGGACTTCGTTAATGGCTATAATTATATCTGATACAGAACCTCGAGTTCAATATACTGCAACAGCTGGACAGACTAGCTTTACTGTTCCATTTGAATTTTTTGCTAATGCAGATTTAAAAGTATTTAATGGTACAACACAATTAACTTTTGCTGCATCACCAAGTACAGCATCAGAATATTCGGTATCTGGAGCAGGACAAACTGGTGGTGGATCTATTACACTGGGT